CAAACAAAAACAAATAAAAGCGTTCACCTGCATCAAGTGCAGCAGATCGCAATTTACTCATCTTTGCCGTTGTAATGGATAACCTTTCAACTTTGATCACTAGACACAACCTCAGATACTGCATGGATAAACCACCACAGCCATTACGCTAAGACAGAATTATTTGCACAATACCCTAGTATAGATCGAACTAAAATTAAATAATGTGAGGTACCTCCTTTGTTATGAATCATAAAGACCAGGAAACGGTTGGTATCCAAGTGAATTACTATTTCTAGTAAAACACCCCGCACTCATTATAAAATTTAGTTTGGTGATCCTCGAAAAGCTCGACCGGGACTACGATCTTATTTTGAATAAGTCCCCTCTCGCGTATCTTGGATAGTAGGGAATAATAATACTCCTCGCCGTGATGTGAAGCGAAAGCAAGCGCGTCAGAAATATTCTGTTGACACGCTAGACGATCGTCCGGCGACAATCGAACCCACGCTGGCAAATCCTCGATGGTACGTTTGGCCATCATAGCGCGGATCAGATTCGGAAAATTTTCATCCCTTCGAAAAGTACATTTCAGAAATTGCACTTGTTCGAGTTTACGGAACCCATCATCCTCATATCCTGAGAAGTCCCGTGGTTTCTCAGGGGGGGTGTACAATATGTTTTTAGCCAAGTACACTTTAGCTATAGCAGGAGAATTGAAGAATGGCTTGACGCGGATTGAAACCGCTCCAATAATGTCATCGCCATTACATCCAATTCGGACGTTCTCGTCGAAGCTAGTCATTGAATTGAACTCTATCATATCCAATGGTTCTTCTTCGGGTCCTTCGTTCATCACTGCTAACCTCCTCTCCTGTATTTCTTTCGCAGAAGGACGCCCATAATTACAGAAATCTTCGCGTGATTTCATCGCGAATTCATGCATATCAGCAAGCTGTTGGCTGACTGCCTTATCGACGATCTCATACCAGACCATCCGAGTTCTACAACTATTGCCAAGAGTGTTGAAACTCGATGTTACAAAGATCCCGGAATTCATGGAAACGAAGATGAAATATACCACGTCTCCCATCACATGGTATCGGAACACAGCTGTATGCAGGATGGTATACGCACCACGCCTGGTGGTGAATGATTGATCATAAAGACCAACCGCTTCATTGAAGCCATGCACGATATCTATGCACATTTTCATCGTCTGAGCGTCAAAACGCCCATCCCATTCCGAAAAATCTCCTTCGAAATAGTTCTCACCTACACCTCCAATGTAGTTAAAGAACTCTGTTACGTCGAAGCCCAACATGTTAATCCCAACGGTTGAATCCATCTTCCATCGAGCCTTGAGCTGCAACGCAACAAACACTCCAGCAATGCGTTTCATGCAAATGAGCGCGACTAAGTCACAGATATTAAACAAACGAGTCTCGCACTCTTGAACTCGCTCTATCTTTCTTTTCTCAACTTTGAGAACGTCCTTGACCATGTTGTCTGGAAAAACTCCAGTAACAACAGTTCGATAAGCACGATCAAGGCGTTCCCTAAGCCGAGGTCCAGGGACATATTTTGGTTCTTGTTCAGTCCCAATATTGGTGAAGGCCCACTTCTTGCCCGATTCTAAACCTTTCTCCCGTTCAGTTGGAAATCCAGGAGCGGTCGCCATATTAATTGACTCAATCAGACCGGGAATGCCATTAATCGCTTCATCCTCCGACAACAACTGAGTCGGAAGCGTACCGATTGAATAGTACAATGAAACGGCTTTCTCGATCTGATAAGTGATGACTTTCTTCTGATATTTAGGATCCCAACCTCCGGTCTCAAGGTTGAATTTTTCACTCGCTTTTGACGCTGGATTGTCAGGATGTAACAGGCGAGGATCTCGATGATGTAGCGGAACAGGCTCGAGATTGTGTTCCCAATTGTCGAACAATGGGGATGTTTTGATGTCACCAGCATATGGCATTCTCAATGGAGTCGCTAAATGACCAATTGTAAAACACGCAGTTCCGCGAGCTTCATAAATTGAGTCCTTCTGCTGGGTCGTAGCGTCGAGTAAAATCGACGGTTTCAGATGATAACGAGCAGCGACTTCATACATACACTCAGGCGTTACGAATGTATCCTCTTTGATGACATCAAAAATCATCTCTTGAGTTACAACAGATGTATATCCCAGACCTTGTTTATCTACACCTGAAACGTGAATTCCACCAATGACGCTACTACCAAGGTTTGGATTGTCGAAGACAAGCACTGATCCACAATATCCGTTCGAAGTTGGATATGTATATTGCCATGTACGACCAGTGGCATACGCAATGGGGCCATCTTTGACACGTGGGTAACTAACGTTGTCCTTCAGTTCCACCTGACCAACACCATTCACAACTTTTACTCCATCTTGTTTACCAAACAGGTAACCCTGTGAATAATTGGCCCTACTGATAGTATTCTCCTTTGCGAAAAATTTGACCATATCAGGTCCTGGTGAGAACTTCTGATTCAACACCTTGATGATGGCTAAATCACCTTTAATCACGTGACCATTGATCTCAAAATCACGAAGAGGATAAAAGTTATCCTTCGATATCTCGATGACGACCTCAATATTATATCGCAAGCAAACAGCCCTTACAACTGTAAACATCTCGATCCTTCTTTCAAGTATGTGGCGGTAACACAGGAGGTAATAATTTCCTAATGCAAGCGCTTTAATTCGCATTCCTCCTAAATCCAACTCAAGACACGCTTGTGTCATCTTTTGATCAATGACAGGAAATATAACACTCCTAGTGCCTTCTGCCACAGGTCCCTGTGCTAATGGTTCAATCTTTAGCGGCTCCAAAGCTCCTTCACTTACTGTCGCTCCTCGTGTTCCCTTCACCATGAATCTTACTTTCTCGAAATACTCGTCGAAGTTTTCGCCTTTCGGTAAAAAAATCCTCGTTGGCGCTTTCTGACGGAAACCTTTGGCTGGACTGAACGACTCCGTAAGAGGAATCTCAATTGTTTTGGATTCCGGAACTATCGCACCTTCGCAAACGATTCGTTGTTCAATTTCATCTTCATAAACGTAGACGGCATCAGCTTCATCGACATAGAAGCCGTCCACATCGGCATTTTTGTTCTTCTTATGCCGGCACCTCGAACACCACAATGTGTGGCGCATTGAGTCACCCACCGCGTTCTTTTTGTGCGCGTGTGAATAGGGGTTCAAACAAATTTCGCACTGATGGATGTGCGAGTGTACTTTTCCATCCTCAGGAACATCTACGTGTGTGTGTCCTTGAATATTTAAGGAACACCCTTCAGCCAGAGCGGTACCACCCCCATTTGCATATTTTTGATACCCAAGAAAGCAACCAAGAGCTAAAACTCCCACTGCAACTGTTACTTTCGGGTTTTCTTTGATTTTCTTCCAAATCTTGTCAATGATTTTCTTGACGCATCGTGTCAACATCCCGATAACGAACGACATCATCGATAAAGAGCCGTAAATGAAAAAGAGATATGCTTCAATACACAGACGTGCATTATTGACAACAGAGTCAATGAAGCCATTGTTAACGTCCATCATACGGTTGTTATTTGATTGAAGAAAGTAAAACATTGAATTGCGGTTTACACCGGTTCTTCTAGCTTCTTCCTGATAATCACTGTATGAACGAAGATCATAGGACATCAATGTCGCATAACTCACGGGTGCTGTTGGTAACACCCAAAATTTGCCGGGAACACGACCCACAATCATTTGGAAAATATTTTTGACCCGCCCGTTTAACTCAAAGCCTTCTGGAAGTTCATGAACTGGTGGAATTATAGTCACGGGAAAAGACTTGAAGATGTTCTTAGCGAATGCTTTTACGCTCGTGATAGTAAACCTAAACTTTTCCTTAATACCACCGACAAATGAGACACTACATTGTTGTTCTTCAACGACAGGAGCCATTGCACTATAAAGGTCTCTCAAGTCAGTGTCAGTCAAGATTTCACGATCGATCGCTTCCATAGTCTCAACTTGATGTTTCAAGAACTTCGAAAGGTCGTCAGGGCTCATCTTATACTTCCTACACAACTCACCCAACCCCTCTGATGCCAAACAATCAACAATTTTCGCACGACTCGATAAAAGAAAATACAATGTCAAAGTAGGCGTGGGCAAGAGATACCCAACTTTATTACGAGCTGTGACTCGATAATAAATACGATCTCCTAACGCTTCAGGATAAATATCCTCACATTCATCCAACAAAGACGTATATTCGCACGACGGAGGAACCGGGTTAGGTATCCGCCGCTCTCCACTGAAATGAGCACGAGGAACCGGGGCAGGTATCGCACCATTTTCAGGTGAAGTTAAATATTCGTCATCACTCACGGGACCTTGCGTGGAAACGTGCATGACTTCTTCAACATGTTTTCTTATTCGCTTGCGATATTCTTCAAGCTTTTCCTTAATAACTTCTCGGTCAGCATCAGTATAAATCGTCCGGACCTCCTCACGAATGGGTTTTGGAGTTTTATAACATTCGATAGTTGCTCGCATTTCTCTTTCAAACTCGCCTCGCGTTAGAGTCGATTTGATGTCGGCTGTTGCATAATTGACTGAATCGAGGTTTAAAGCTCGCTCCGCAATCATCTCTGCGATCGCAACTTCGATGTCTTGGTATCTCTGGCCTGGAATTTCAAAAGGAAAGTCAGGCTCAATTTGTTTGACATTTCTATATTGGTATGCCAATTTCTCGTGCATACTGGTCAGTAAATGACGAATTAACTCTGCAAAAGTCAATCCGACGAGAGTCTGTGGTGGTTCGTCAATTTGATGTCCATACACGTTTTGATCCGTGAACTTCATGATGGTGAAAGTCAAATGACTCAACATCTCATTATCGATGTGTTTATCTCGCTCCATAACTGGATGTTGCAAGAACTCTCTTGTAGGTTCGCAATTGACCAATATACGTCTGCGATGGTATGCAGCAATGTTGGCAACCTCATCAATTTTCGGATACATCACATTTGTGCTTGAAATAATCGCACAAGAACAAAATGGTCGCCCTTTTTGCTCAGCGATAGCCATATCCAAATATTTCGGAACACCGCTTTGAATCTCATTAGCTACGACAACTGCATCAGGGCTGGAAATGGCATCCTTCTCATCGATAACCATCACTTTTTGACCCTTGTACCCATCAAAGTACTTAGGGTTCCCGCTCGTAAAAAATACATTCGCGCTCATATCCCAACCAAAATGCCTCATCATAATGTGAACAAAATTTTGAATTACGGAAGCTTTCCCAGTTCCGGGCCACCCATAGAATGACACATGGGGCGGATCAACTTTGACTGACCGCTGTTTATATTTTGTGCTGAACAAATTGCGGCACATTTCGTAGTCACGCTGAATTGCACCAAAGGCAAACAAACTCTGACGTTCAATGAGCCCAGTAGCCTTCAGATCGCACAGCACTTTTCGATGTTCGACTATTTCATTAAATTCGGAAACTTTATTCATTCCGATGTCCAATTCACTTTTGTCAACTACTGATGACAATGCTGACAATTTCGTAGTAAGTAAATAAAGATGGGTTTTAAACTTCTTATTTACACTTTTCGGAGTGTCTGTTTCATACAGACCAATTCCAATCGCACATTCAACGACCATTTCGTTGATAAAAACGAAAATGCTCATTATGGATACAACTCCACTCTTGATGTTAAAGATATCCCTGCCCTTCTTAGACATGACATCCCATACTGTTTTACAGTCTTTCTCAGTGTATTCCTGAGCTCCTGTGGTGTATCCGACGGCCAACATGATGATAGTTGTAACCCCCGCGAACATCAGATCTTCTGGTCCTTGAGCGATGACGCCATCATATTTCCGAGTCATATACTCCCAAATTTTATTTACACCTCCTTTTATTACGAAGACTAAAGCTAATTTTGCCATGAGCATTTTCCATTTCAGTTTGTCTTCACTGAAAATGGCCTCTCCAAGATCCATAGCCAAAAACGAAGCCACTAACACATCAGATGTGTTCATTCCAAGAGTTTTGAGTATTGCACTAAAAGTGCCTTCCTTTTCTCGCTCCTCGAGAACTTTAGCTGCCGCATCAACGACATTTTCTACAGTCTCAATTCTCTCTCGGGATTTTTTCACCCAACGCGTCAGTCTACTGTAAAAACCAAGCTCTTCGGCTGGTTCTGACATTAAAGAATGCTCATTATTTTCAGGGCTACGTTCAATCTTAGAGTGTGAAATTTTCATGAAGTTTAATAGTTGTAACGCAACCAGTCGGGTCTAACCAGATCCACTTTTTGAAAGAGGCAACATCAAAATTCCGTTCACAACCATATTTTAAATAAGCACAATACCGAGCGGTAAGGACACTAAATTCAGTCTTTTGTCTCAAGCCACCATGGCGTTTCATGGTGGGAACCGAGGTATCCACTGCACTAGAGCGTCGATTGAAAAATCAACTGAACCTGACTCTAATGTGTTTCCACTTGCCGAA